TGAAGCGCAGCCGCGCCCGCCCCGACTCCTTTGGCGCCACGGCCGAGCCCAGGAGGTCGAGGTCGAAGTCCGCCCCCACCAGCGCCGCCGACGGCACGCGCAGGCCCTGGCGCATCTCCAGCTCGTACATCTCCGTCGGGAACGTGTACGAGACCGTCCCCGCCGAGTTCTCTACCTTCTCTAAAAACCAGGGATATTGGACAGCCGCCATCAGGTCCAGCCCCGCGCCTGCAGGCCGGCCATGATCCCGAAGGCCACGTCGCCCACGTTCGCGCCCCTGCCCTCGCCGCCCATGATCACGTCGCCCTGGACGTTCACCGTCAGCTGCGTCCCGCCGCGCGCCATGTCCCTGCTCTCAGCGTTGCTGAAGACTCGGGCGCCGCGCGGCAATCCGACGATCTCGGGACCGCGCTCACCGACCAGCGCCAGGCCGCCCTGCGAGACGCCCCCGGCGGCAAAGGGGCTGAGGCCGCCGACAAACCCCACAACGTCCGCGGCGCTGATTCCGGCCACGCTGATGCTGTTCAGGAAGGCGTTCGCGGCGTCGCGCCCCACCTGGGCCATCTTGCCCGGGAGCCCGCTCAATACCTCCATGATCTTGTTCACGATGCCGGAGGCCCAATTCCCGGCCGCTGTGGCCGCGCCTGCCGCGAAGCCCGCGATGATCCCGGGGACGTTGCCGAACGCGGCCTTCAGGTGCCCGATAAAGATGTCGAGGGCGCCGCTCGCGATCTGCTTCAGGGCATCCCAGGCGCCGGCCCAGTCGCCGTGCACCAGGGCCGTGAACAGGTCCACCACGCCCGTGATGACCTTCCACATGCCCTCGAACATCTGCTTGACGCCTTCGATGCGACTGACGATGTGTTCGTAAATGAAGGCCATCGCCGCCTGTATCGGGCCCGGAAGCGAGCCGAAGACCTCCGTTGCCTTCGCCCTGATCTCCGACCAGTGGTTGATGAGCAGCGACCCGGCCACGACCACCAGCGCGATCGCCGTCGGGATCGGGAACATCGCCGTCAGCACCAGGCCCAACGCCACCGCCAGCGCGATCGCCACCGGCTGGTTTTTCTGCAGGAAGGCGAACAGCTTCTCCCCCGCTGGCACGAGCTCCGAGTTCAAGAAGCCTGACAGCTTCATGGCGACGGGGATGAGGGCCATGCCGATCTTGATTTGCAGCGTCTCGACAGACCCGCTAAGTTCCTCCATCGACCCCTTCAGGTTGCCCATCCTCTGCGCCGCTACGTCGGCCGCCGACGTGTTCTTCATCACCTCGTCCATCGCGAGGAACTCTTCCTTCGTCAGCCCCGCCAGCGCTGCCGCCGCCCGCATAGCATCGGCGCCGAAGATGGTTTCCAGCGCCTGCGCCTTTTGCTGCTCGGTCAGTCCCTTCGTCGCGTCGTTCAGGATGCCGGTGATATCCGCCATCGACTTCAGCTGGCCCTCGGCCGTGAAGAAGCGGTTTTGCCCCTCCTTCGTGATGATGCCGAGGTTCTTTAAGGCCGAGATCGCCTTTTCGGTTGTCGGCGTCAAGGCGTTGAGGAATGACTTGAAGCTCGTGCCCGCGTCCGAGCCAGAGGAGAACGACGGCGCGATCGCCGCGATCGATGTCAGGAAGTCTTGAATCTCGACACCCGCGCTCGCCGCCGCGCCGCCGCCCATCGCGATGGCCGCCGACATGTCCTCGACGCCGAAGCGCGAGACGTTCGCCGCCCCCGCCAGGCGGTTCACGAGATCGGTCATCTCGGAGGTCTTTAGGCCCCAGACCGCCATCGCGGTCGAGCTCGTGTCGGCAGCCGTCTTCAGGTCCGTACCGCCGGCCGCCGCCAGCGCCACCGTCGCGTCCGCCGCCCCTTGCATGATGTCCGTCGCGCTGACGCCGTTCGCCGCCAGGATCTCCATCGCCTGGGCCGCTTCGGTCGCACTGAACGCGGTATCCTTGCCGATGCGCAGGGCCGCATCCGCCAGGCCCTTCATCTCCTTCTCCGTGGCGTTCGCGACCGCGCCTACCTGGTCGACCGCGTGCTCGAACTTCGCCGCTGTGTTGATCGCCAGCCCGAACTCCGCCACGACCGCGCCGGCCCCGATCTTCGCCGCCGTCTTCACCGCCTGCCCCAGCTTCGAGTCCGCGGCCTTGCCGATCTTGTTGAGGGTGCCCTCGGTCTTGCTGACCGCGGCCTCAATCCCGGCCGTGTCGCCGAGAATCTTGATCACCAGGCTGGCCAACACGCTCATCGCCGCCGCCTCTTGAGAGTCTTGTCGATAGCCTCGTACCGCCGGCGCGGGCACTTGCAGCATCGATAGCCGTATGTGGGCGCCGCGAGCCCGTCACGCATCTGGCGCGCGACGGCCTCCGCCATCCCCAGGGGATGCCAGCAAGCCGTGAACAGGTGCAGCAGTCCGTGGATCATGCGCTCGCCGTCACCTGGTCGAAGATGCGCTCCAGCTCCTCTGGCGTCCCTCGCTCATCCTGAGCCTGGCGAAGGGCCTGCCGCCGATCTGCGCTCGCCCGGGCCCCTCCCGGCGCGCCCTGGGCCCCCACCGCCAGCACGTGGAAGTAGGCCTCCCACTCCGACAGGTCCCGCGACGTGTGCGTCGCCAGCAGCTCCCTCGGCGCCATGTGCAGCTCCCGCGACAGCTCTAGGACGAACCGTCGCCAGGGGTTTCGGATAAATTTGCTGCCATCTCCTCAACGTCCGCCTGCGACATGCCCGATAGCCGCCGCGCCACGTCGAAGACAACCTCGATCGCCGATGCGCTCTTCTTCCCCAACAAGCCCACGTCCGCGTCCGCGAACAGCCTGTTGCCCTCTTCGTCCACGACGCACAGCACCACCAGCTTCGCCCGGAAGTTCGCCAGGTTCCGCTTGTCCGCCTGCCCCTTGTTGTTCAGGAGCGCCGCCTCGAAGGCATCGCGCTCGCTGCCCGTCATCCCCCGCACGCGCACCCGGCCGCCCCACGCGGGCACGTCGACGTCCTCCGTCTCCATGTCCTTCGCCGCCAATATCCCGTCTCGACTCAGATAACCCACGGTCCTCGCCTTTCTCGCGCTCATCTCGCACGGCCCGGCTACTACGGCGTTACGTCGCGCGTCAGCGTCCCCGCGCTTTTGAACGTGGCCGTGAACTTGGCCAGGTCGCCCACCGCGCCGTCGATCGGCTTGTAGCTCTCCAGCACCGCGCTGCCGGTGTACTCCGGGTTCGTCACCGCGATTGCCCCGCTGTCCGGCCGCACAGCTACCGTAAATGCGGCGGCGCCGATGAGGGCGAACATGTCCTCGTCGAGGCCGTCGTCGACGAAGTCCTGCAGGAGCTCCACGGTCAAAGACCAGTCCAGCAGGCCCGCCTTCCGGCTCCTGGCCGTGTCGCCCATCGTCGTGTCGTCCTGCAGCTCCGCGGCCACGTCGAGCGACACCTTCGTCGCGTAGGCGCTGACATCCACGCCGTTGATTGCCACGTAACCATCCGTGAAAACAAAGGTCGCCATTGTTCCTCTCCCTTACTGAATCCCGACTACCACCACGAACGCGATCGAGATCGACGCCCCGCCCAGCGTCCACGACACCCGCCACCAGTCATCCGTGATCGCGCCCGCGACCGGCGTCGCAAACTGCGCGCTGATCGCAGTCGCCTGCGTGAACGTGATCCGCGTCGTCGCGCTCAGGAAGGCCTCTGCGTTGTCGCTCTCGACGATCAGGTCCAGCGTGTCGCCCGCGCTCACCGACAGCACGTGCAGGGCCGCGTAGAGCTTCTGGGCCGCGCTCACGGCCCCGAGCTGCCGCGCCGTCCCGCTCGCGCTCGTCGACCGCGTCGCGTTGTGCATCACGGTGCCGCGGATCGGCCCGATACCGTCCGAACCCTCCGCCACGGCGCCGAAGGCGTACATGTCTCCGATGTTCCCGCCCTGCTTGTACTGGCCCACCACCGCCCGGAAGAAGTGCGCCGCCTCGCCCTCGTCGCCGCCGTCCGGCGAGAAGCTGAAGGCCGTGTTCGCGACAGCCAGGCGCGAGAAAAGCTGCTCGTCGACGCCCTCGTCATCGAAGTCCGCGTATCCGTCCAGGTTTGCCTTGAGGCTCTTGAGGCCCGGGCGGCGCGTCCGTGTCGTCACGCCGAATGTGCTCGCATCCGGCAGCTCCGCCGCATATTCCAGGCCCAGCTTGTTCAGACGGCCGCTGATGTCGTAGCCGTCGAGCCAACACTTAACGTCTTTATAAACCAGAGTGGCCATCTATAAGCACCCCCCTTCCGCTAAAATGCAAGGCGACGGCGCGGTTAGGCCCGCCCGTCGCCAGACACCGGAGGTAACCCGATGCGCATTCAGACTACCACTTGCGGTCATCTTCCCCACTTCGCGAAAGGTTTGTGTGTAACCTGCTATAAACGCGCTCGATATCATGAGAATCCTAAAAAGCAGGCGGTCGCCAGCCGCGCCTATCGACAGGCCAACCCTGCAAAACTGGCGGCCTCTTCGTCCGCCTATCGACAGATTCATCGCACGGCCACATATGAGTCCTGGAGAGCAATGATCTCCCGATGCACAAACCCTCGCGTAAAACGCTGGAAGGATTGGGGAGGTCGCGGTATCACGGTTTGTGAGCGCTGGCGCGTTTTCAAGAACTTCCTGGCCGACATCGGTGAGCGACCTTCCGGTACAACTCTCGACCGCATCGATAACGACGGCAACTACGAGCCGGGCAACTGCCGTTGGGCGACAGCAAGAGAGCAGCAAGCAAATCGGCGTCAGCGGACTGTGATTGAGCATTAAACTTCGCCTACGCCCCCTGTCCTGAGCTTGTCGAAGGGTCCCAGTTCCGGTGGCCGCACTGGCGGCAGATCCATCGGCCAAGGTTGCCCATCGAGCTCGCGTCCACCCGCTTGCTCTCCGGGTGCCGGCACTCCTTCGAGACCGGGGCCGCCGCGCGCGCCGCTTTGCTCTGCTTCCGCACTCGCGTCATGACAAGGCCTCCCGGTGCCACACCCTGAAGTCCAGGCTCACTCGAAACAGGTCAGGCACCGGCTCCTCCGCCGGGTCCAGGTCCTGGTCGCGCTCGATGAAGATGTCAAGGATCTCCGGATCGCTAGACCCGTTCCGGTGCCTCTCGAGCGCCAGCCGCACCTGCTTCGCAACCGCCTTCGCCGACGGGTACGTCGCCCCCCAGGCGTCCAGCTGCACCACCGCCGCCATGACCCCCGTGTCCGCCCCCATCGCCGGCGTCCGCTCGCCCGCCACGCGCTGGTACGTTACCGCCGGGTAGGTCGGGCTCTGCGGCAGCCGCATCGGGTACACCCTCGACGCCACCAGCGCCGAGAGCCCCGCGAAGCCCGTGAGCCTCGTATACAGCGCCTGCTCGATCTCAGCCACTGCCCGTCACCTTCGCGATCTGCTTTACGAACGCCTCGCCGTACTTCTGCACCACCGCGTCTTTCGACTCCTCCATCGCCGGCCGCAGGAACGGCCGTGCCGCCTGCCCCGGGTGCCTCACCGACCTCACGAACCGCCCCCCGAACTTCAGTACCCGGCCGCGCCTACCCCTGATGATGTGCGCCGCAGTCCCGAACTCCTGAAACATCCCGACCCGGTTAGTGCCCACCGTCGCCACAAGCACGCTGTGACTGCCGGTCAATCCCTGCTCGGTGGTCACCGAAGCGCCCACCCTGATCTTCTTCGTCGCCAGCATCCCCGTCGCCCGCGGTGCCCGCCTTTTCGCCGCCGTCGCTATCAGGCCGGCAGCGGCCCGGAGCGCCGTCCGCTCCGCCGCCCGCATCTTCTTCGGGTCCAGCTCGCGCAGCTTCGCCTTCGCCTCCTCCAGGCCCTCGATCACGAACATCCGCCCCGCCGCTTCAATGGGCTTGCTCATGCCGCCACCCTCAAGCCCATGATCTCCAACCCCTCGCGCCGCCCAACCTCCGAGATCGACTTGATGTCGTAGTTCTCGCCCCCGTAGACGATGCGCATCTCCACGTTCAGGTCGCTCCGGTAGCGCACCCGGAAACGCACCTCCGCCTCCCCTATCACCTGCTGCGACCCGAACGCCTCCGAGCCTCCCGACGCCCTCGACAGCGCCAGCGGCGTCACCTCCGCCCACACCGTCGGGTTCGACGACAGGTTCGCCCACGTCTTCAGCGGCGTCCCATACGCGTCCTGAGCCTCCGTGAAGCTCTGGAACGTAATCCGCCTGTCCATCGCGCCAGCCGCGGGAGCCATCAGCCCGCCAGCCCTTTCACCCGATACGGCATGCACAGCGCCTTAAGCCCGAACGGGACAGCGTTGATGATCGTCCCCGTAACCGACTCCTCCCGCCGCACGTACAACTCCGCCAGCATCACCTTGATCGCGGTCTTCAAGGGCTCCGGCACGTCCTGGGCCAGCTCATAGCCGCAGCTGAACCGGACCGTCACGGCGTTGATGATGCTCCGCGTCGTCGGCCAGGTGATGCTGTAGGCCGGCACGATGCGGCCCTTCCAACAGTCCGGACCCTCGGGCGCATCGACCGTGTATTCCGTCGTTGCCAGAGTCTGTGTGTCGCCGTCCGAGTCGACGTAGGTGATCGAGTCCACCGAGATGAGCGGCGGCTTCGGGATCTCGAAGCAGGCCGGGAAGCCGTAGTCGCAGCGCAGGTCCCAGGTCTGCGACATCAACGCCCGCCCCGTCTCCGTCTCGACCATGTCGCGCGCCGCGGTGATCAGCCCCTCGATCAGCTCGTCGTCGTCATCGAGGTCGACGCGCAGATGCGCCTTCGCCTCGTCGAGCGTGATCGGCTCCTCTGTCGGCGCCGTGACCTGCGAGAGGGAGTAATTCATGCTCGCCTCAAACGTCAGGGGAGTAGTAGAGCTTGATTACGGTCACAGCCGACGCTACGGAGTTGCCGGTGATCACCAGCGTTAGCACGTCCGTCCGGTCCACGACGGGATGCGCCGAAATCCCCGAGTACACGATGGCCACCTTCTCGGCTGTCGTCGTGTGGCGGTTCGCGCCCACTCCCTGCAGCACGTCGACGCCCTCGGCATCGTTGATGACGATGTCGTAATTGGCTGTCGGCGCCGTCGCACCCGGGTTCGTCTCCAGCGCCAGCAGCCGGCCCTCAATCGCATCCTCGAGGTTGGTCTGCGGGAAAGAGCCATCCGAAGCATCGCCCGTGCACGTGATCGTAATTACACGGACCTTGCCGATCTTGCTGTGGCTCTGGGTTATGGTGCCGGCCACGATCAGTCCTTGTTAGCTAGAGCGGCCGCCAGTTCATCGCGCACCACCTGGCGGATCATCTCGACCAGGTCGGTGGCATCGACATAATCGGTGCGCGCCGCCAGCGCGACCGGGATGCCACCTGGCCCCTGAAGCATCTGGAGCGGGTCGTACTGCCCGTTCTCGTCTAGCTTCCGCATCATCACCGTGAAGCCCGAGGGGCCGCCCTTCATCTTCCGCCCGATGATTGGCACAGAACCGTTCGCGCGCTCAGTCATAGGTCCTCTTTTCGGATGGCTGTCTCTGCTGAGAGGCGAGGGCGAGCGAACCGTTCGCCCTCGCGTGCTCAGTCGAGAAGCCTTTAGCGCTGCCACAGGCCGAGCGAGTATTCCGCCGACATCCCGGTGGCGGCGTTGCCGGTGCCGTACTGGTGGATCGCCGCTGAACAGCCCGGCGGGATCACGCATGGCGGAGCACCCGCGATCCGCTTGGTAACCGCCGTGGCGGGCGCCGGGACGCTATCGCCCTGCCCGAACTGGATGATCAGCTCATCCAGCACCAGCGGAATCGACTGCGCGATAGCGCCGTGGGCGATCGTGCGGACGCTGGTGGCGGCCATCACCGTCAGCACCGTGCCGCCTGTGAAGGCCCAGATCTGGCCCTCAAAGTCGTTCGGCATCAGCGGATTGACGTTGTTGACGCCCGCCGTCCGATTGACGCCGCCCGTCGGCGCCGTGGAGAGACGCTGGCTCGTGTCCAGATCGACAACGTATTTCCAGTTCGTCGCGGACGCCGGCGCAATCGTCACCCGGAGCTTAATGAAGTCCAGGAATATCGAGCGGCCGCCAGCAGGCGCCGTGTTCACGATCAGGAACATCGGCGTCGTCACGACGTATGCGGCAAGGACGCCGTAGGCGACGGTCGTGTCGATGGTCGGGTTGTTGCACGTGTAGTAGCTGCCCTCGTCGGCAAGGGCATTGCGCGGCGTCTGATACGAGACCAGATCGCCGTAGGGCGAGCGCCGGTCGTTCGACTCGCC